CAAGATGCTATTAATAATAAAGTTAGACAAAGAGTAGATGCAACAATTTTAGAATCTACTTCATTTAATCCAAAGAAAATGAAACACGAAGATAAATTAAAAGAATTAAGTAAAGTTGATCTTCCTACTAGAGATGATAGGAGTAAATAATAATGATATTAGGAACTATTGATAAACAAGTAGAAGAACATTTTACTGTTACAGACACTAATGGAAATCTAATTTCTTCTCTTGATGGAACTTCTTTTACATCTTACGTATACAATCCCGATGGAACTGAAGTATCATTATCCGTAAATGGTTCAGTAATTAACCTTGGAAATGGAAATTATAAATATCGTTTTACTCCAAATCAAACTGGAACTTGGTATGTTGTATTGGTTCATCCTCTTTATTTTCCTTGGGGCAAATCTGATGATGTTCAAGTTTATCAAGGCGATATTAGTGATATTTATAGTAATGTTATAAAAACCCTTGGTCTTGTTCATAGAAATATTTACATTGATGAAACTAATTACGATGATAATGGAAATATGATTTCTGCTCGAGTTAGAATTTATGACGAAGCAGCAAATGTAGGAACAAACACTGGAGTTATTGAAACATATCTTATTACCTCAGATGGTACTGAGTGTGGTAAATTTAATTATTGGACTCAAGTAGTTATGTAATAAACTTCAGAACAAAAATAAAAGGAGATTCAGATGTCAATAGGTATTGCAACTATGGGGATGTTTAGACCCTGCTGTGGAACTACAATAGCAGGAGGTGGCGGAGCACCTCCATATCGTCAGAACTATGAAGAAGAAACAGCTCCAATAATAAGAGTTTTAAAAGTTGAATCTAAAACAATTTCAAAATCTTCTTTTCCTGATAATTTAAAAGTAAAATTGCGTGATGAATAATTGAGGAATTACAATGATAAAATTAAATACGACAGAAGGTAAAGAACTATCTTTTGAAGTTCAAATAGAAGGTGTTCTTAATTATGATAAAATAGAAAGTTATTTTACAGTGGTTATTAATGAGATCCGTTATAGTTTTCCATGTAAAATTTCTGAAGATTCAATAGTAGTTGACATTCCACCGTTGAGTAAAGTAATTGGTCAAAGAATAAAAGAAGGCAATGAAGTTGAAGTTAAGCTTGAAGTTATTGCTGATGGTCATTATATTTCTCCATGGTCAGATACTGCGAAATTAGTTAAACCATTAGTAGTTGAAGCAAAAATAAAAGGTGATGAAGTTTTAGCTCCTAAAGTAGAAACCAAGTTAGTTTCAGAAATAAAAAAACCAATAAAGAAAGTTATTGAATCAAAACAAAAGAAAAGTTCAAAAAAAGAGGTAAGTATAGAAGAATTTAAAAAGAATTTAAAAGAAGAAGATATTTATAGAATTATGGAGAAACTTGGTTCAAAAAATAAAAAGATTCAAAAGATTATTTATGAGCAAGCATGTACTGTTTCAAAAACGCAACAACCACAAGATATTTTAAAGAGTGTTATAAAAATATTAAAGAGGGGAGGAAAGTAAATATTGAGGACTTGCAGATTGATCTGGAGGTTAAGACGTAAACAACAAATTTGTTCACCAAAAAAAGAAATAAAAATTTTAATACTAAAAAAGAAAAAACAGCGAGAAAAACATGGGACTTACTGTAGATATATTTAGGATGATGAGAAGCGATCAAGGAACACTTGGAATTCTTTCTTTTCAAAGTTTTCGATGTTATACATTAGAGTTGCCTTGGAAAGATAATGAACATAATGTATCATGTATCCCGAAGGGGATATACCAATGCAAAATTAGAGTGTCTCCAAAATTTGGAAAAGTATATTGGGTTTCAGATGTTCCTGATAGATCATATATTTTAATACATCCTGGAAATTGGGCAGGAGATACAACAAAAGGTTTTAGAAGTAATGTTGATGGATGTATCCTGCTAGGTCAAAAACGTGGAACATTAGCTAAACAATTAGCAATATTAAATTCACGAATAACTGTTCGTAGATTTATGGAAGCAACTGGCGAACAGCCTTTTACTTTGAAAATCTGGGAAGAGTTTTAGGAGAAAATTATGTTTGGATTAGACACAATATTAGGTGGTCTTACTGGTATAATTGGAAGTGCTATCACAGCTATAACCAATTATAAAATGCAAAAGCTAAAAAATGAACATGACCTTGCTATGGTAAAAGCTGAATCGGAAGCTATGAAAGAAGAAGCTAGAATGCAGATTGAAGTAACAAAAACACAAATTCAAGGAGCTGTTGAACTGGCTGATGCTCAAGCATATAAAGATTCACAAACTGCTGGAAATCAACAAATGTTTTCAGAAAAGTGGATTGATAAGTTATTCAGTGTTCAAGGAAAGTTTGGGAGATTCTTTGCTATTCCAGCTGCAGTTATAATTTCTGTTTTGTTTGGTTTCGTAGATTTCTTAAGAGGATTTATGAGACCTGCTCTTACTATATATCTTACTGGTATTACTTCTGTTCTAACATATTGGGCTTGGAATATAATGAAGCAACATGGAGTGGATGTATCTGCAGATCAAGCTATTTCAACATATAACCAAGTTAGTAGTATGGTTTTATATCTGACAGTATCATGTGTAACATGGTGGTTTGGTGATAGAAGAATGGCTAAATTCCTTACACATATGGATACCAAAAATAATAATGTTAATATAGGAATGTAAGGAGAAGTACAATGGCGAAGAAAAATGGAGACGAACCTAGAACAGTAAAGTTTTGGTTATCAGTAGTTAGCGGAATAATTGGTATATGTATTACTGTTGGCGGTGTTGTATTTACAATGGAAACTAGGTATGCTAAGGCAGCAGCTGTTGATAAAAAGATTGAATTAGTCTCTAATGACATTCTCAAAACCATTCAGCAAGATAGAAAAAATTCCAATATAAAATTTTACCAACAACTTGTAGAACAAACCAGAGATAAAATAGAAGAAATTTTACAAAGACTCCAATTTAAACCAAACGATGAGTTTTTGAAAAGTTTGTTACAACAAGAAAAAAATAAATTAGAAAAATATCAAAATAAGTTGGATGACTTATTAAAATAATGGAGGAGTAAAAGATAATGGATAAACAATTAAGAATAATTGCTGGAGCGATAGTTACAGAATCAAAATTAAGCAAAGGTGCTAAAACACAACTACTTAATTTTATTCAAAATGAAGCTACTGATGTTCAAGTAAAAGCCCTTTTGTTAGATGGAAAAATAGTTACAAAAATTGATGAACAAACAGAAGGTATTATTAATGATAGATTTGAAGTTTCTGAAGCTGGTGGAAGAGTTGCAAAAATAAGAAAAACATATGCTAGTCTTGCTGGTGCAGGGGCTGGACTAAACGCATTTTGGCTTGTGTATAGAACTATTAGATCACAATTTGATAAATGCACAAAAGCATGTGGGTCATATGAATTAAATACTTCAAGAAGACAACATTGTATGATTAAATGTAAAGTAGATAAGTATAAAGCTATGTTAGCTGCTGCTAAGAAAGCAGGAAATGCTAAAGAAGCTTCTAAAGCAGAGAAAGGTTTAAGAAAAGCTACTGCTTTATTACAAAAATCTCAAAGTTCATTTTCAAAACGAGGAGCAAAAGAATAAAGAAAGGAATCTGTAATGGGTTATAGAAAAAGAATTGAAGCACTTTTAAAAGAAAATATGACAGATCAAAGTTTTTCTTTATGGCAAGGAATAGATAAAATGCTTCCCAACATATGGAATAAACCTACATCATCAACTGGAAAATACCATAGAAAAGCGAATGGAGAAGTAGCTACAATTGCTGAACATGTTTATGAAATGCTATATGTAGCAGTTAAGCTATTTAGTATGTTAAATATAGTTAAAAAGACATCAGGCGCTGATAAAGTATTATTTGCTGTAGCATTGCATGACGCAATAAAATATGGTCAGATGGGTACAAGAAGACATACTGATAATAAACATGATAAAGAAGCTGGAGATATGATAGCTTCAAATCGAGAAACTTTTCTTAAATTGCTTACAGAAGATGAGTTTTATACACTAGAAGAATCTGTTAGATTTCATAGTGGTAGATGGAGTACTGATGCTCCTAAGAATAAAGAATTTACTTTTAGAGATTATAAACCTGAAACACTGGTGCTCCATATGTTAGATATGTTAAGTACAAATGATCTAATTCAAACAGATGTGAGGGATTAATGACATTAGCAAGTACAGCTTTAGTACCAGAACTTCAGTACTATATAAATAATTTTGTAATTTCATCCGTCGTTAATAAATATGAAGTTCCTGTACCAGTTACTGTAGATGAAATTTTTTTAACACCTGGAACTGTTGTAGAGTTATTATTTGCTGATACTTTTTCATCTAGTACTTATACATATTTATATAAGGAAGAAGATAGAGCATCTTGGCCAGTATTAACCAGACAACGTTTAATGCTTTATCCTTCATCAAAATATTATATTCCATCACCTACAGGCGGAAATATTTTTAATTTACAAGGACATGACTTTGTATTATTAGATTCTTTACTTAAATATAGACAAGATTCAACATCATTGACTATAGTTGATTCAACATCTGTATCATTTGTTGATTCTATACCAGCGATTTTATATGCGAATTTTGAGACATTAAATACTCCATTATCGAAGTTAATTTATTTATATTTACAATTGAAGATTTATAATAACTATAGCAATTACAACAATTTAAATTTGATTACAACCGGAACTCTACTTGAAACTTGTTTTGAACTAAAATTAGTTGACGAGTTTTTTACGTTTATGACAGATAGAGAAGTGTCATTTGAGATCTGTTAAGGAGATTAAATGTCTAACATAGATTCTTTTTGGGAAATATTTAATGCAATCAGTACGGGCAGCGGTAATATTACAGATGCATTAGATTCCCTAGCAAAATCAGATAAAGCAAAACTAGAGAATTTCTTTAGTAGTGTTGTGGATCAATCGTCATTTGATACTACTGATTGGGATCGTTTAAGAAAATTTCTTATTGATCTTTATGCTTCTCATAGAACATTTGCAACTTCATCTATTCATGCTTCAGATCCTCACTCTTTATCAAATTCTGATCTTGATGAACTTTTTAGAAGTTTTGGTTTTCCGTACTCAACATCACTTCATGGTTTTGATGAAAACCCTCTAGAACAAAAAATTCAGTTTTTTTTAGATCTTGTAAATCTATATAAAGTAAAAGGCACACCACAATCTATCTATGATGTTTTAAATTACTATGGATTAACATCATTAGATATCTATGAGTTTTTTCTAGAACTTAAATCTGCAACATCACTTCAATTCAAAGGAACAGCAGTTACAGGATCTTCAATTACACCAAACAGAATTATTCTTCCGTTTGAAAATTTAACAGCATCTGATCCGCACTGGTTATATACTGCTCAACAAATTTTACAACTAAACAATATCAATAAAATTAATCTTCCATCTAAAACTCCTTATTTGGCTATTCAACCTATAATTGATATTGATGGTCCTGAGATATCAATTTTAGCAAGAGCAGTTCAAGACCAATATGATTATTATACAACATATGCAACTACTCCTATAGCAAATGCTGATATTTCAGTTGTTGGAGAAACAAGAAGTTTATTAGAATTATATCTATCAACAATATATGTATTTAATAAATTATATTCTGTTGGTGTTGTAGCAGACAGATTTAAATGCTATGATGGAACTAATACAAATGCTATTGATATAGTTTCAGAATATAATTCAATAACAACACAACCAACAAGTAGAAGTAATTTAATAACTAAATATGACCAGTATATAAATAATTTCTCAAGATTAACTTCAACTAACTTTTTACAAAATTCTAGTGATGCTGGTACATATCTACAACAAATAGCTCCAGACATTAAAGCTGATTTAGATAGTTCTGGAGATTTAGAAGATGTTTTATCTTCGCTGCTTAGAGATTTATCAACGTGGGTAAGAACTAATTTTGGTCTTGGTTTTGTAAATTTTAGTTTTATTCTATTTGGTATTCAAGCGTTCTTTGAAGATATAAAACAAGTTATAGATTTTTTTAAACCATATAGAGCAAGGATCGTTTTATTAGAATCATTACGAATATCTGATAGACTATTAAACTCAATTGTAGTAGAAGACAAGGTTTCATATGATGCAGATATTAATGTATATGATTTTGTAACTGGCGATAGCACCCCTTGCTGCAGCTCTGATACACCTGTAGATGCTACTTCTATAATTCAATGCGAAAACTCTACAAAATGTACAAGACATTATTTGGAGAATCCATCCTCAATCAGATTTAGAGGTTTTTGGAAGCTTGGAGAGTATTATGAACTTAATGATGTAATACCTGACAAAGATAATAATCAATATATTTGTACATCAGCACATTATGCTCTTACTACAACAAAACCACCCACAGGTATAAGCTATGCAAATTATTGGGATAAACTTAGTGAGATAGTTTGTCAAGATAATACAAGCGCTACGTATTATTCACGAGATACATTTGATTGCGGTTCTAATTTTGACTATGGCGCAGTAGTAAATGAAACAACTGAGATTTATCAAGAAGATACTATTTATGACCATATGAGATGCCCAAGTGATAGTAGCGCATTTGTCGTTTCTCAATTAAATGATTATAGTTATAACACAAATACAAAACATATTCCATATTCTTCTCCTCTAGATCCTAATTCAACATCGTTTACAATATTATTTGATAAAACTCTTGATTCTACAAATTACATTCCTTTTGTAAGTATACGAAATGAATCTGGAAGCGGTGCCTCCTTTGCATCAATAGTTACTAATAAACGAACTACAAGTTTTGATGTTCTTCTATCAGGAAAAATTGAATCAGACCGATATTATGCAGATTGGGCTATTGATTCAACTGGAATTACTGGAGTATATAATTTATCTGCTGGAGACTCTACAGCAATAGTATTACTCACAAGCGATTGTACATCAACAGACTATGCAATAGCATTAACTTTATCAAACTATGTTGATACTATTCCTTCTCTATTTTTGTTTGATATTATTGATAAGAAGCCAGGTTATTTTATAGTTAGATTCTCTGAACCTATGGATTCTGATAACTATAATATTGAGTGGAGTGTTTGTGATTCAAAAGGAACTCATGGTAAATATGATCTTCCACTTGGAGTATCAGAAGTAACTATTCCCGTTACTACAGTTTATAGTAATAAACAGTATCCAATATTTGTATCTGTTCAATCTCCTGGAACTATAATCTCTGAAGGCGGAGGCGATTCTCCAGGAAGCTCAGGAATAGATAGAGGTATTTTTGGTGGTGGACGAAATGGCAGTTCTGTTAATGTTACTACAATCCAATATGTAACTATTTCGACTATAGGAAATACTACTAATTTTGGTGATTTAACTAATCCAAGAACTTATGGAGCAGCAACTTCAAATGGTAATAATGAGCGAGGTGTTTTTGCTGGAGGAACTACATCTAATGCTACTATTGATTATATAACAATAAATACTCCAGGTAATGCTTCTTCATTTGGAAATCTGTCAGTTGGAAGATATTTATTTTCAGGATTGTCAAACCCTAATATTGATCGAGGAATTTTTGGTGGTGGAACTTCCGGAGGCGCTAGTGATGTTATAGATTATATTAGCATTTCTACATTAGGAAATGCTTTAGATTTTGGAAATTTAACTTTTGCAAGATTTGGATTGGCTGCAACATCAAATAATTCTAATGATCGAGGAGTTTTTGCCGGAGGATATATTTCGGGTTATACAAATGTTATTGATTATATTACTATAAGTTCACCAGGTAATGCTACTGATTTTGGAGATCTAAGTATAATTAGAGGTGATGTTTCTGGAACATCTAATGGAACAAACGAGCGAGGAGTTTTTGCTGGAGGAACTATTAATCCACCACCAACAAGGACTAATACTATTGATTATATAACAATTAACACTACTGGAAATGCTTCTAATTTTGGAGATTTATCAGCAGATAAAGGTGCAACTGGAGCAACTTCAAATGGTACTAACGATAGAGGAATAGTTGGTGGTGGTATTATTGGCCTTACTACTTCTACTAATGTAATTGACTATGTTACAATTTCTTCTACTGGTAATGCTAATGATTTTGGAGATCTAGACGATACACTTGCAGGATTATTAGCAACATCTGATGCTGGTGCTGTCTCTGGAGGAGGTGGTGGTGTTCCAACTTCTACACCTACATCATTATATTCACATTTGATAACTTCAAAAACTATAGATTCAATAACTGTTGAATTATCAGGAGCTACAGATTCAACAAGTTATTCACTGCTATGGTTTTCACCTAAACTTGAATTTGAAGTAAAAGAAGTATTTAGTATGGATTATTGGCAATCCGGTGGTTTTAGAGATTTTGATGAAGAAGGAACATTCGATTGTACACATGGTTTTGATCTAGTATTTATAACAGTTGAAGAAGCTCTACCGAGCTACTTGTTACTTGAAAATAACGATCATTTACTACAAGAAAATGGAAGTGGAATCTTACTATAACTAAATATCCTTTCTAGTGTATTTCTATTTTTTTTAGATTAATTCCCACTATTTATCTCAGTAGTTTTCCATATTATATAGAACAAAATATAAATTTATAGTAGGAGGATATAATTTATATGTCACAATACAAGGAAGAGATAGTAAAGCTTGCTGATACCACATTATTAACCAATAAACAAATTGCTAAAGTTGTTGGGTGTGGTGAAAAAACAGTATATAAATATGCTGGAAGTTTTGCAAGTAGATGTGAGAAAAAGTCTTCTATGAATGATAAATTATATGAAATCCAAAAAACAGTTCTCCTTCCAGATATACACTATCCACATATTGATCCCAAAGTTATGGAATCAGTCAACCAATTTATTTTTGAATATGAACCACATGAACTAGTCTATATGGGAGACCAAATGTCATTGGACTGTATTTCTGGATGGAACAAAAGAAAACCGTTATTAAAAGAAGGGCAAAGGTTAGTAAATGATTATGAAACTTTTGACAGAGATATTTTAAGAGTACATGAAACTCTTACAGCAGATGACACAAGAAGAACATTTTTAATTGGAAATCATGAAGAAAGAGTTAACTGGTATATTCAAGAACATCCAGAACTTGAACAACTTATAGATATTGATAGAAACTTGAACTTAACAGAACGAGGATATAATATTATTCCATTCAATCAAATATATAAACTTGGAAAATTAAGTGTTATCCATGGATACTATTGGAATAAATATCACGCTGCAAAAACTTTAGAATCATTTGAAGGTAACGTAGTTTATGCTCACGTTCACAATCCTCAAATATATTCAAAAGTTTCTCCAGTAGATAGACGTGGGTATCATATGGCAGCTTGTCTTGGTTGTTTATGTAACATAAAGCCAGATTATAAAAAAGGATTACCTAACTTTTGGGTAAATCAATTTGGTGTTGTAGAATGGTTGCCAGCAACTGGTTATTTTAATCTTACTCCAATAACCATAATTGATGGTACATTTATGTGGAATGGAACTTATTATGGTAAAAATTTATAATCTGTATAAATAACTAGAACATATATATGAGAATTGCCTACATGATAATACTCAAATGGGTTTAAAAAATAACTTAGGCTTCTAACCCATTGGCCTATAAGGAGGAAGTATCATGACTTATAAAGATAATTTCGTTGTCGAAGTAAAATGTAGGGGGAAAATCCTACGAATAAAAGAAGACACAGTATCCCTTCCGTTTGGTAGTGAATACTCACTACTTTTAAAGAACTTAGATTCTAGACGTGCCTCAGTAAAAATTCACATTGATGGTCAAGACATTCTTGACTACAGTTCGTTAATTCTTAATGGAAATTCTAGTACAGAATTAGAAGGATTTTTAAGTGGAAACGTTGCTAAAAATAAATTTAAGTTTATTAATAAAACAAAAGAGATTCAAGATCATCGAGGTGATAAATTAGATGATGGCTTAATTAGAGTTGAATTTGCTTTTGAAAAACCGTTTCCAGAAGTAAAAAAACAAATCATAAATGAAGAACATCACCATCACCATCACCATCACGAGCATCATGAATTTACACCAATATATCATTGGTGGCCACAATGGACATATAATAGTAATATTAGTAGCGATGGAACTAAAAAATATATGAACGATTATACTCTTTCTAATTCTAGTGGAGACGTTATTGGATCATCAATGAAAGATGAACCAACTGCTAGGTGTTTTAATGTTCAAGAAGAATCTCTTGGGGTTCAATCTCTTGGACAACCATTGGATGACGAAGGAATAACAGTAAAAGGTTCTGAATGTAACCAGCAATTTATGTATGGTTCAGTAGGTGAATTAGAACAATCTAAAGTTATTGTTATTAAAATGAAAGGCATTACTAATTCTGGTACAGTAGTTCAAGATCCAGTTACAGTTTCAACTAAACTCGAATGTCCTTCATGTGGACGAAGATCAAAATCATCAGCAAAATTTTGCTCAAATTGTGGAACATTTTTAGAGTAATTTAAAAAAATTATGTAGGTAATTGCAAAAGGTCACAAAACTTTGAACAGATTTAGCTTCATTGTTTTTGTGACCTTTTTTACATCTAAACACGGAATATTTCTAGAACAAAATATAAATTAACTTCTTGCAGAAGGATTATAGACTATGAAAAAAATAAAGGATACAACCATAGAGGCTAGAGATTATTATGGTGAAAACTGTTTAGTTGATGCCGTTAATGGAAAAAGATCTCTAGATAGAAAACCTCAGGGCGAAGTTCATATTTTTGAAGCTACAGAAGATGGAAAGAAAAAATTAGTTCATAAGAGTAACTTAGTTGTTTATTTAGGACGAGAAATGTTGGCACAAAGAATAGTCAATACTGATAATACTTTAGTTACGCCAACTAAAGATGAATTTATCTCATGGATTGGAGTGGGCGATGGTGGAGTTCAGCCAGCTGATCCTCTTGATCCAACACCACCAACCAATGCAGATGATGAATTATCTTCACTAGTAATGATGAGCGATACTACTTCATCATACGGAGACTATCATGTATATGATGGTGCAACATACCCAGATACTGGTTACTATAAAAAACAATTTGATTCTGTAACATTTGAATCTGACTCATTAAACGATGATAGATATTTAGTTATTAAAATTACAGCAACAATCGGAACTAATGATGCTAATGGACAACAGTTAAGCGAAGCGGGATTATATTCAGCAGAAAGTGACGGTGCGGGATATAATGGAAACTTCAGTTTATTTGCTCGAGTTACATTTCCATCATTAATTAAAAATTCAGACAGACGTTTAATTTTTGTATGGTATTTATACGTATAAGGAAATTATAAACAAAAAAAAGTAAAGGATATTGATTTGGGTTAATAGAGAAATTATACTACTAATTATAAAGGAAAAAACACTAATAGAATTTAATAAGAATTTAAAATTTAGGGAGGTTTAACCCATGTCAAATGTATCACCTGGTGTTTATACTAAAATTATAGACCTGTCAACATTTGTTCAGGTCGTACCATCAACAATCGGTTTTCTTTGCGGTTTTTCAAAGAAAGGCCGAGATAATGAATTAGTTCTTGTTGGCTCAAGAGCTGATTTTATTAACGAATGGGGCGAGCCAAATATACAGGACTTTACAAAAGCTTATGGCCAAGGTCCTTATATTGCTTATAACCATTTAGGCGAATCTGGAGCTCTATACTGGATTCGTTTGCTTTCAGATGATGCTACATATTCTAATATGAGAATTGATGCTACTTTAGGAGATTCTACTGCTGGCATCTCAATTACTTATGTAGATAGTCTAAATAGCAAAACCGAAATACAAACCAATCTAATCGCCGCTGGTTCAGCAAAACCAATTATGTTCTTATATCCAATTGGCCGTGGAGATTATTACAACGCTCTTGGAGTAAGAATGACAGTTCATTCAAATCCAACCTTAACTGGAGTATATGTTCTAGATATCTATGAAAAACAATCAGATGGAAATGAGTTAATTATTGAATCGTTTGATGTTTCTCTAGATCCTCAAGCAGTTGATACAGCTGGAGATTCAATCTTTATTGTAAATATTCTAGAAACATATTCAACAGTTCTTCGAGCACAAATGACATTAGCAAGTGGCGAGTATACTGATGGATATAAATTGATTGCTAAAAATTATGATAAAAATATTGGAACAGTGACTGTTGACTTAACTGCTGGAACTGCTTATATCTCAGATACTAAACAAGATTTTTCTGATTGGGAAAATCCTACTGAAACCGGAGATGCAAGTTATGTTGTTATTGCTAAAGATGCAAAAGGAATTGAAATTTGGGGTTGGTTAGGTGCTGCAGCTGGAGTTGATAATGATGAAATTCATGTATTTGCAGATAAAAATCTAACAGGAGCAAGTCAAGGTTGGAATGGTAGTACTGCATCATTTGATACTGATTCAGATATTTCATATTTTATCAGACAAGCATATGGAAGTGTTGATTCAGCATTTACTTCTTCAGAGCCAAAACCATTGAGAAAAGGATCTGAAGGAACATTAAGACAATCTGATGGCTCATTAGATACAACTGAAGCTGAAACTCTTCTTGAAGATGGTTATGCTGGTTTAACTGATGACGCAATTCTTGATCCAGAGAATGTTTATTTTACTTTGGTATATGATGCTGGTTATCCAACTGATGTTAAAACTGCAATTGCAAATCTTTGCGAAACAAGAAGAGACTGTGTAGGAATTCTTGATAATGGTGATAACTCAACTGTTAATTTGGCTCTTTCTGCACGAACAAACGATCATACATTTAATACTTATTTAGTAGCATTATATGAATCGTTTAATAAAGTTTCCGATCCATTTACAGGAGAAGATATTTGGTTTTCACCAATCTACCATATGTCTTATTTAATTCCTAGAAATGATAATGTAGCAGAGATTTGGTATGCAGCAGCCGGTTTTCAACGTGCTGCAATTGACTCAATTAAAGATCTAAGATTTAATCCAAGATTGGGTCAGAGAGATCAACTATACTTAAAACAGTTGAATCCAATTGTTAAGTTTGCTCAGGGTTACGTTGTTTGGGGTCAATTAACATCACAATCAAAAGCAAGTGGTCTGCAAGATTTAAATATAGTAAGATTGGTTTTATATTGCAAACGTGCTATTGGTCAATTCTGTAAAAATTTTATTTTTGAACAAAATGATCCTATTACCTGGGGACAAGTATCAACAGAAATTGTATCATTCCTTGAAGTAATTAAGAATAGAAGAGGTTTAGATAGTTACTCAATAGATGTTGGAGCAACAGACTATGAAAGAAAAACTAAACGTTTTCATGTTAACGTAATTCTTCAACCTACTAGAACAGTTGAACAAATTGAACTGAACTTCTTTATTGAATAATTTGTACAAAAAAAGAGTCGCTTATTTTTTAGGCGACTCTTTTTTCCGTTATAAGTTACCTTTCTGAAAATAAATTGTTTGAATCAAACATAACGGTTTCGATTTTTTTCTTTTTTATTTTATCAACTCTTGTAAGATCAGCTGGATGCCATTTCCAAGTTTTAATAATTACTGTTTGTTGACCGTGAATCTCATAAAATTCTTTAATTCGATAAACATTTCCTACCATTTTTGACATCTCTTCAGTTATACCAAATATAAAATTAGTTTTTTCTGCAGATACAATCTTTACGTTAATTCCATCTTGAAGGTCATTATATTTCATTAAGGTAAATCCTTTAAAGTTTTTACTAATCCATCTAGGTTGTTCTGGTCAACTTCAGTTTTATTAGCAATCTGTATAGCTTCATCAATAACGTTTTGTTGCAAAATCATACATACATTTATTATTACGATATTAATATGATTTGCATTTTGCCCCCGAATATGAGTTCTACTACCTTGTTCATAGTTTCGTATATATCTATTTATAAAATTTTTATCAAAACGACATTCACGGTTTGTTAAAGGATTATGAATTGTTTTTAGAACCAATCCCAGTTCATCAAGAACTGAAATTATATATAATCCTGTAATTGGATCTAATAGTGCATTATTTAACAAAGAAACAACTGGTGAGAATGCAATGGCAGAAGCAACTTTTTTAACTTGTTTTAAATTTATGTGTTTATATTCAAATGCTCCTATTTGTTCATGCATTGATAAATGTAACTCAATATTAAAGTTTTGAGGTACTGCTACAAATTCTAATAAAAAATATTCTGAAATATTAGTAATTAGATCTGGGTTGTTTTCTGATTTATTTAAATTCATATTAAGACTTTTCCTTATCTTAGTGTTTGCTGATTCTAATGTGCGGCAATTTTTTAAAAATATTTCCCCGCTCGAGTTCAGCTTCAATGCCGTCGAGATAGTCTTCAAAATTGAAGATATAGATGTAAGAATCATCAGGTATCCTTTCTAAAAATTCTCTTGCTCTTTTATCTTTAATTCTTTTGTGCATAATACATTCATGAGCCCAAAATATTCGCCTCCAGACATGTTGTCTATATATTAATTCTTTAGTAGTATTTTCACTTTCGCAAAACTCTTTTGTAATATTATCATACTCATCCATTGTTAAAGAAAATTCATTACTAATAATTTCAAATGAATCTTTTGCTTCTGCTTGTAAGGTATTTTTAGTATCTTTAAAAATATATTCACTATAACGTTTATCAATAAATGGTTCTAAATCATCTATAGTTTCTATCTTTTTTGGAAACGCAACTATGAATGTTGTGCTTGACGAATTAGTTACAAACCCTATTTTTATTTTCATATTTTTTCCTTTGCCACACTTCAATTACTTTTAAAAATGGTAAAGCAATACCAAAAATTATACAAGCTATTATAAATCTTAATTTGTCTTTTTGTTTCTCTCTCAAAATTACTCCTTAAAATAATGGGCATTTTTTTGGATCTATTCTTAAAGTTTTTCTAAACTTTTTAAAAACATTTGAACTATTCCAAATTGAATAAATGTCATTATTAATATCTACAGAAAATTTATCTTTATCTGCAAAACTGCATGGCATCATTTTCATATCTGGAGTTATATAACCTGAACAACGACTACTCTCGCAAGTATCAATGCTTATTTTTTGAATTCTATTTGGCTGTTCAAATGTAAGAACTTTGTTTACTAAACAACTATCAATACCGACCATAAAATCAGTGTTTGGTCTAAATATTAACTTAGAAAATTGTTGAATCTGAGCTGATGTTGGAAGCCAATCTAAATTTTTTCCTCTCCCTTGTGGTTTAAATAATAGAAATAAAACAGAGTAATTATTATTAACTTTTCCGTTCCATACATCATCACCCTTTAATATTTTTATGATTTTATCATGATTATCTCTTGTATAAATTATATGTATAGAAACTTTTATTCCTTTATTTGTTAATCGGCTTATTGCTGAGTATGTAAAATCCATTCCATAGTCACTTACGCCAACTGCCCCGCACATTCTAGATATTTCTATTTCTTCATCTGTGAGATTAACCCCACTAGTTGTATAGTTTGGTACAACTTTATTCTTTCTACAATATTCAACAATTTCTTTAAAGTGTTTATGTTTATTTGGATCTCCTCTGCCTCCTAAAGCTACTTGATTAACATGATGTTTTGTTTGATCTATAATACTTTTAAAATCATCTAATTTCATATCAGGTTCTGAATAATCGCCTTGATAACAAAACTTACAATGATTTTTACATGAGCCCATAATACCTATATCTAGAAGTGATGGTAGCTCCAATGAGAATGGATCTTGTTTGCCATTTATTCCTCTTGTAATTTCAAAACCATTTATTTCATTGAATAAAATTTCATATTCTGAATTTCTAAATTTCTTTGTGAAAAAAACTTTCATAATTTCCTTTCTGATTTATTTTCTACTAGTTTTGGTGGGTATACCCATGTTATTGTCCAACTTGGTCTATCTGGTGTAACATGTAAAAAAATTTTTGTTTTAAAATTAATTTCCATAGCAGCATTTATATTTTGTAATCTTAATATATACTTTAAATTAGCTTTTTTTCCGATTATGTTAGTAACAAATTTTTTACAAGCTGTATTACATATTGAATTAATTAAACATTTATCGCATACCATGCTTTTTTACAACTCCTATAACTCCATGTTTTTGCATAACTCCTATAATTCTATCATTATCATTTTGTATTGTTACTATATAATTTTTCAACTTTTTAGAAATTTCTTTGGTATATATTCTACCAATTACGCCATCATCTATATACTTTTTACAAGCTGTTGTACAAATTGAATTAACTAAACATTTATCGCAAATCACTATTTTTTCTCCTTTATAATAAATATTTATCTATACTTTCTATTATCTTGGTTTTATAATCAATTATTACTTTATATCCTAAAGGCAGTTCAGAAATAAGCCCCTGCTTATAACGTTTTCCAATTATTTCTGGTATAATTTTTCCCATTGGCACATCATGCATTTCTATAATAAATTGGTCACATATCTCAGTGCATATTGAATTAATTAAACATTTATCACATATCATTTTTAAGCCTTTATTATAACAAAAATTTTTTTATGTTCAGAATCAAACACAATACATTTTCCGTTATTGGTTATTCGAGAAAAAATAATTGGAAATTCTCTTGAAGTATAGCGGTAGTCTCTAAGAGACTCTTCCAGTAATTCACATGATATGGTGCAAATAGTATTAACTATACATTCCTCACAAATCAATATTTTTCCTCCTTTGTAAAAAATAATAAGATTTTCTATCTTCAGTAATTAATATATATAGCACTCCAGTTTTAAACGAAATGGTTCCAAATTCAGAACAAATTATAAATCTTAGTATCCTGTGGAATTAATTATGACTCTTAAAAAATATCTTGAAAAACTACAAGCAGATGAAGCAGTAGGTAGTTTTGCTATAGATTCTTTTCCTCAAGTTAAAAAGAAGAAAAAGAAACGTCAAGTAATTAGAACATTATACCCACTAGAATCTGCATTGCCTGTTAGAAGAGCAATGATTGATTTAGATGGAACAATACACAAATACTCAAAGGGATACTTAGATGGTACAATTTATGATAAACCTTTTGATGGAGCCAAACGAGCAATTGATTGGTTAAAAGCACAAGGTTTTGAAATTGTAATTTTTACATCTAGAGCATCTAAACAAAATGCTTTAGAAAGTGGCTATGATCTAGATAAGCAAATTCAAGATATTGAAACATGGCTAACAGACAATGACATCTATTATGATCGTATAACTGCTGAAAAATTAGTTGCTGACTTTTATATTGATGATAGAGCAGTATATATCAAAGATGGTAATTGGGATGAAGTAATGAAAACTATTAAAGAGAGATTTTTAAGCTAGTACTTTTTAGTACTTAGGAGGTCAAGAAGAAAATGGCTATAAAAAATTCATTTGTTAATGTACCAAACAATAGACTAACTAGAGATTTTGGTGGTACAGTTGCTGGGGTTGCCGATCCGTATATTACTGGTTATCATTTTATTTATATGGCTCATATTCCTGCTGCTCTTCCAGGTTATGCGTTGTTACCAGATCAAGGTACAATTCAGAACCTATTAGCTGGAGCATGTTTATCTGTCACACCGCCTGGTGGAACTCTTAATAAAGTAGAGTTTACAGGGCTTGGTGGATTAAAATGGGCAGTTCCTGCAAATATTGACTATGGAAATTCAGTTTCAGTAAAATTCTTAGAGTTTAATGGAACTCCAATTCTAAACATCATGCATGGTTGGGTAAAAATGATTCGAGATTATAGAACTGGAACATCTGTTTTGGTTGATGGAGATAATCTTGATGGTTACTCAAAGAAAACATATGCAGCAGTTATGTATTACTGGACAACAGCGCCAGATGCTAAAACAGTTGAATACTATGCAGCATATGATGGAATTTTTCCAACAAAAGATCCGCAAGATCTTTTCACAAGTGACGTTGAAACAGTTGGGCGACTAGATGTGGAAATTGAGTTCAACGTTGACTATATTTGGCATGAAGATTGGGTGAAAACCAAATGTCAAGGTTTAGCTGACCAAGTTTATGCTATTAAATCAGAGATTGAGCAATATGGAAGTAGTGCTCTTAGTTCTGGTACCTAATTTTTAAAAAATAAAAGTGAAAGAAAGGAGATAAAGTAAAATGTTTAAAGGATTCGATTTCAAGTATCCCGAATACGAAGTAATCACTCCACAAACAAATTTATCATACAATATTAGATCTCTAAATGTCCAAGAAGAAGAAAGATTAAAAGGAAGTTTGTTATCTACTTCTAAAATAAGTGAGCATCTCAATAAATGTATTTATGAAGCTCTGACCAAGAAACCAGAGCATATAAAAACGTTTGACGATTTTTTAAAGAATACAACTCTGAAAGATCGTGATGCACTTCTTTATGGCTTATATCATATTACATATGAAGAGATTAGAAATTATGATGTAATTTGTGGTTCGTGCGGAAAAAAATATTCGGTTACAGTTCAAGCATCAGATACTTTCAATATCAGTTTCTATCCAGGAAATGATATTTTAAAGAAAGTAATTGATATTAAATTACCATCTTCAGATAAGGTTACAGTGTTTTTTAAACAACCAACATTGTTTGATGAAACTGTAAACTTCAAAACTGGTTTAACTCAATCAAACATAGACCTCTTAATGGAAACTCTAATAATTACTAAATTTCAGTATCAGCCAAATGAAGGCGATACAGTTGTTTATACAGACCGAGAAGATATTATGGATGCATATAGGTCTCTTCCAGCAAAAGATAAACGAGCAATTTATAGAGTTTTTAGAGAAGAGTTTGGTAAATATGGTATTATTCTAAAGATGGAATCTAGTTGCATTCACTGCTCTCAAAGAGAAGAGATAGATATCGACTTGGTGGAAAACTTTTTTCGTATGGTGCACTCAATCTAATACTGTTTCAGAATATCGAGATAATCTTGCTTCAAATATTTATTCATGTATGGAGATGAGTAAACAAGGGTATTCTGAAGTTACTTTGATGCCGGTTAAGAAGTTCTATGATTATTTAAAATGGAAAACTAAGTTAGAAGAAGAAAAACAAAAAATGATTTTAGAACATACAGGCAAGTAGTAGTTATGAGTGCATATTCAGGAGATATTAAATGGCAAATTTGTTAGACAGATTTAGAAAGCAGGTCATAGGTTCTGATACTTCACTACATGACTATCTTCCAAAAATAACGTCAAGCGGTGAGTTTAAAAGGGTTAAAGATATTGATGTTATAATAACATCATGGAATAATATTCTATTAACTCCCAGAGGAAGTTATATTTTTGATCCAGAATATGGCAGTGATTTATATTTAATGATTTTTGAACCAGCTGACGATTCAACTGTTGATAGAATAAAAACAGAAATCCGTCAAAGAATTGCTTATTATGATGATCGTGCATCTATTACAGATATAACAGTCACTTTAAATTCAAATGGTAAGGGATTTACTGTGGATTTGCTGGTTGATTATGCAGGTGAAGAATCTAGTTTAACAGTTAAATTTGATGAAACTACAATAGACCAAAATATTACAGGATAATTATGAGCACACAACATTACGAACGATTGTATGATTATATTCATGAATACCAAAATTTATTATATGATTTTTATAGTAAAGATATAGTTGCTTTTCTTACTACATTTTATCATGTTGATACACAAACAACTGTTTGGGAAGATGAAAAAATGTTTGGTGGATCGTATGATCGTGTTGGTGAATATTCTGGAGTAAAGTGGAATAAAATTTTACTATTGCCAGTTTATTATATTGATGAAATTACAACATCATTTGATGCTCAAGATATTGGTTATATTAAAGAAAATGATTCGACATTAGTTATCCCAAGTACATATGGATTTACTCCATTAGTTAACGATAAAATAAAATTAGAACAAACATATTTGAGACCAACCAATGATGTATATCCTGTTTTTAATGTTGGTGGTATAGAAAAATCTGTAAATGCTGACAGACTTTTTTGGAAGATGAAAGTTCATGTTGAGCAAAGTGTGACAATAACTCAAGTGGAAGACCAAATTGAAGATGTGTATTCATTCTTTGATTACGATAAAAAAATACATACTCTTGCAGATACACAATTTTTAACAAGGCTCTTAGCAAAAAATGAAGATTTAAAAAGCATAGCAAGTGATGACCTCTTTGATTCAGCTAGTGGGTATTACTTTATATAATTGGAGACAACAATGGCAGACAATTCAACTTCATATCAAGTTTATAAATCGAGAGATCAGATAAGAAATCAAATAACAACTCTCTTAAAACAGTATATGGAACTAGAGAATGTAGATTTAACAAAGTCATCATTTCTATCATTTATTGTTGAGGTCTTAGCAACAAATACTAGTAACTTATTATTTTACCAAATTTCTGCATATAGAGAATTCTTTTTAACAAAAGCACAACTACCATCGTCAATATATAATCTCGCTGCTTTTTTGGGTTATACACCAAGTGATGCAACTCCTTCTACAGTAAATGTTCTGTTTACTATACCAAAAACATTTTCCGAAGATACTACTTTTACAATTCCAGATGGGTTTGAAGTTACATCAGATAGTGGGATAATATTTTCGACATATTATGATACAAGCATAAGTGTAAAAAATAGCCAGTCATCAATAACTGTCACTGTTCAAGAAGGAAATAGAACATATAATCTACCAGTAACAATTGAATCAGATCAATTCTTATTTGTTTTACCATTTGAACAAACTACATCTAGTATTCAAGAATTTCAAGTATCTGAAGATTTACAACAATATCAGTTTGTTTCTATTGATGTTCCATTCTCCGGTCAGATTTCAACTCAAAATATACAGATTCGTCCATCAGGTAGTACAGCGTATACTACATATTCTGAAGTTGCAAGTTTATTTCTTATGGATACGTCAACAAAAGGCTATGTTTCAAGACGAACAGATACAGGTATAAATTTACAATTTGGTAATGGCTTGATCGGTTATCAACCAGAAGCTGGTTCTACAATTAAAGTAACTCTTGAATTAACAGATGGTTCTGATGGT